CTACCAGGTCGTGTAGATCAGCTCGCGCCGCTGCACCGCCTGCCGGCCGATCGTGTAGCGGATTGGCACCACCCGGTCCCTGAACTGGCCGAACACTTCCCGCATGGCCGGGTGGTCGTTGATCGTCAGGATGGCAGAGCCACGCACCCGAGCCATCTGACGCGCCAGCTCCTGGTACTGCTCCATCCCAAAGGGCGTGCCATATCCCTCGGTCTCCCAGTACGGTGGATCCAGGAAGAACAGGGTATCGGCGGCATCGTACTTGGCCAAGCATTGCTGCCAGGCGAGGTGTTCGATGGTGACCTTGTGGAGCCGGAGGTGCGCAGCGCTCAGATCCTCTTCGATGCGCAGCAGATTAAGGCCCTTGCCGCCCCGGCCGAACCCAGGGGTCTGGCCAGTCGCCTTGCCGCCCCAGGCAAGCCGCTGCAGGTAGTAGAAACGCGCAGCTCGCTGGATATCCGTGAGGGTGTCAGGGTGCTGAAGCTGGCACCAGCGGAACATTTCCCGGCTCGTCAGAGCCCATTTGAACTGCCGAACGAACTCCTCAAGGTGGTTGGCTACCACCCGGTAGAGGCGCACCAGCTCGCCGTGACAGTCATTCAGCACCTCGGCCTTGGCTGGCTCCCTCGCGAACAGAAGAGCAGCGCCGCCGGCGAAGGCCTCGACGTAAGTGCGATGAGGGGTATCGCCCACCAGGGGCAGCAGGTGGGGCAGCAGGCGGGTCTTCCCGCCCGGCCAGGGGAACAGCGTGGTCGTCTTCATTCTCAGCCTCTGCGATGGGTCTGGGCGAGGCTTGTCTTCCCCGCGCGGGGAGCAGGGCCTCGGCCAATAGCACGCGGGCTGTACGCGTGTGTTGCGGCGCCGGGCAGGCAGTTGCAGCTGTCTGCCCGGCGCCCTGTTCTTAGATGGACGGTCGGCTACTCACCTCTCGTAGAGGTACCCGGTGCACCATACGGCCAAGCCGCCGTCTGCGACCGGCCCGCTACGCGAGTAGTTAAACCGCTGGGTGGCGTCGAGGATCATCTCCCCGAACATGATCCTGCCGACGCGTAGGAACTCCAAAATGACGGTGCTGCTAGCGGGGCCGGCCTCGGAGTTGGCAATGAATGCAACTGCCGTTTCGGCCGTCGAATTGTTCTCTGCGAATGCGTACATGATCCGCGAGGTGACGGGTACCGCCGCAGAGCAGGACACGTCAGTGCTGGTCACCGCCGTGCCGCCGTTCAGTACGTACAGTGGCGCCGTGTTGATGTCCTGCATGTACTTGATTGCGTTGCTTCCGGTGCCGTGGACGAAGCGAATGATCTGTCCTGCTGCATTGGTTCGGAAGCTTCCGATGTAGCGCCGCGATGCGGCGCCCGCCTTGGTGCGGGCTGTTCCGCTGTAGGGAGCGGCCGGGACATCCGTAACGGCTTCGATCGCCGGCGTCGAGCCGTTGAGGTACAGATAGAGGTGGTACCAAGTGTTCGCCGCAAGCGTCAGGCCGCTGAGGGTCAGCGCGGCCGGCACCTCAATGGCCTGCTGCAACGACGGAATCCACGCGCTGCCGCTGGAAACGCGAATGGAAGCCGGCCCCACGTACTCCATGCGCAGGCCGAGGATGTGGCCAGCCATCGTCCACAGGCCGGCCCCGGCCGCGACCGAGGCCGCACTGGCGGCGGCGAGCTGGGAGAGTTTGACGTCAGGCATTGGGGTTACTCCAGGATGATCGGGTCGCCGGCTTCCGTGACGATGCGGTCGCCCGCTTCGGTCACCAGCTGGGCGCGGTAGAGGAAGGTGTGCTGCAGGCGCTGCCAGCTGGTGAAGCCGTCGCGGACAGCCTCGATCTCAACCCGCAGGGTCTTGCCGCCGCTGCCGACCGGCGGTAGGTAGCTGTCGGTTGCGGCCGTGATGCCCGTCTGCGTGCGCACCAGGGCGTCCTGCAGGTACCAGCGGGCGATGTACGTGGTGCCTGGCTCTGGGCCGATGCTGGACTGCTCGGAGTCGACCAGCTGGTCGGCCTGCAGGAGGCGATCGCGATGTGCCCAGGTGGCCACCACGGTGCCGCCAGTGCCCCACGCTTCGGCAGGATAGGCGTCGCCGTTGATACGCAGCCGGCCCGGCGGGTACGGCCGGATCTGGCGCCGGCGCATCGTCAGCGCGATCGCCGTGGCCAGATCCGGGTTCAGCTGGCCCTGGCTGGTGCGGGTGATCAGCTTGGCCTGGGGGGATTCGTTGGCCAGGTACTCGCGACCGTCGAAACCAACATACTCATCGGTGAACCACACCCGCGTACCCACGGCATGCGGAACCGGCACAGTGTCCACGCAGCCCCGCGCCACGGTAAGCGTCGCCGCCACCGGATCGATCGAGACCACCCGTACCAGCTCGTCATCGATCAGCGCCTCGGTGCCGACCTCGATCATGTCCAGACTGATGCCGGCGGACAGCGCGATGGCCGTCGTGGTAGCCGTCATTGCGGTGATCAGCAAGCCGGTAGGGGCGAAGTCGGCCGCGCCTGCCTCGGCGAACGCCGCACTACCCAGCCGGGTCTGCAGCGTGTAGCCGAATGCCACCGAGGACGGCCGCACGCCGATCGAGGTCAGGTAGCCGGCGTCGGCCGAGACGGCGGCCAGCTCCGTTGCCCCAAGGGTGGTGGCCAGATCGCGGTAGCTGGCCTCCTGCAGGCGCTGCACGGTGACCGGCTTGGGCTTGGTATCGGGCTCCACCCAGGCGCTGTCTGAAGGCTGGATGTAGCTGGCCGAAGCCATGCCAGCGACGTCTTGGACGACGGTCAGCACCACAGCCGTTTCGGTCTGTGTGCCCTCGTCGACGTCCAGGATACGCACCGGCATGCGGGCCACACCGCGCCGTGGCCACGACAGGGCGCGCACCTGCCCGCGCTTAAAGGGACCGGCATCCTGGCGTACCCGGATCTTGACCCTGCATGGCAGGCTGCTCACGGCGGCCACTTCGCGCGCCGCAACCCGCCCCGCGAGCGCAGCGTTCCACAGGCCGGGATAGTTCTTCCGAGTGCTGACCACGCGGCCCTGGGCCTGGACGCTGGCCAGATTCTGGTAGGTGACAGCCGCGTCTTTGTTGGTGGCGATATCCCGGTAGACGACCGTGATTTCATTGACGCTGCCCTCCAGCATCGGCTGCTGCCACTCCATCAGTTCGATGATGCTCGCCGGGCCGATTTCCTCCAGGGTGGCCGGATCGTAGTCCGGCCGCACCAGCACCAGCTCGGTCAAGCCCGTCACCGGATCCTCGATGCGCATGCCACCGATGTGGTCGCAGACCATGTCCATGAACTCGCCTGCAGGGACCGATCGGGACCACTTCAGGCACAGGCCGAAGCCCTCGTTCTTCAGCGTCTGCGCCGCCTTGCGGAAGCTCTCATCGTTGATCACGTCGATCGGGTGGCCCATGCCCTCAGTGCGCACCTGATAGATGATGTGGGCCGGGTTCATCCCCTCGTCGATCTGCACCAGGTCACCCTGCCAAAGCCCCTTCTTCCAGCCTTGGCGCCAGCGCGAGACCTTCTTCGTCCAGTTCTTGATGTAGGGATTCATGGCCGATACCTGGCCGTTGAAAACCGTGGTAAACAGGCCACGTGCGGCTGGCCACGGGCCGGGCACCAGCGACTGCAGGTAGGTGCTGGGCATCTGTGTAGGTTCACCCATGCGCACTTCCAGCGTGCCGACGATGCCACCTTCGCCCTTGTCACCGCCGAAGATCTCTGGCGCGAGGATGGTGATCGAGCGGGACGCTGTGATCGGACCGGTGGCAGGAATAGTCCTGGGGATGTTCATCCCGAGGATCTGGGTCCACGCCGTTTGCGCGCTACCGTCCCAGACCTTGCGATCGCCCACGCGGATCTCCCGCAGCGCGTCGACCGGGCCAAGGCACTCGCCCATGTAGAGCCCCATGTAGTAGCGGTAGCCAACGGTCTGCTTCTTGCCACTACCCACGGCAGGCCTCCTCGCGAGCGATCGCTGCCAGGCGCTGTGCGAAAGCGTCTTCCAGCGCCTCGAACTGCTCCACCGGCAGGCCCTCGTCCAGGAATTGGCGCAGATCGAGCCCATGACGATCCATCCAGGTGCGGATGCCGGCGGCGCACAGGACACCACTTTGCTCGCCCAGCTTGGCCGCGCGCGCGTGATCGACGGTAACCAGGACAGGGCGCTCCATCACTTCTTGCCGCCCTTGACCTTGATCGGCGTAGTACGCAGATCGCCGTAGTACAGGACGTTGGGATCATCGATCCACACCGTGCCGAAGATCATGCTGCATTCGCGACCGTCCTCGGCGGTGGGGACATTGAAGTCCTCCAGCGCGGCCGGCTTCGGCACCGTGGGCTTGGGCCGGTACACATAGCTGATGATCAGCGCAACGATGATCAGGACAATTTGAACCCACACGGGAAGGCTCCTCTAGAAGATGGGATCTGGGCCGAAAGGGTTCTTCGGCGGAATGGTGTGTTGGCCGCCGTAGTTCAGCGCGTTGTTGAATTTCTCGTGGCAGATCTGCAGGGCGTGGCCACACCCTGGGTAGGCCGATACCAGCCCGCCGGCAGCGAGCGGCGTTGCGGTCAGCAGCGTGAGGGTCGGCCCGACATGGCCAACCACAAAGCGGTACTCGACCGCTGTGCCCTGGACCCACTTGATGAAGCCACCCACGAACCAGCCGTCCGGCTTTGCCGCAAAGGCATTGGACGTGACCGTCTGGGCGGAAGCCGCCGACAATACGCCGTCGACTCGGAACAGCTCCGGGTTCAAGCCGCAGTCTGCGTCGAAGAGAGCGAATGGGCACTGGCCCTGCCAGCATCGGCGCAGTCCGTTGGTCGCGGCGGCGCCGGCGTTGCTCTGGCAGGTCAGGAGCAAATCGTTCTTACGCTCGCTGAAGTCGCTCAGGATGCCATTCCAGGTGCCACGGATCGCGCCGTCGCTCTTCCGCACCCGCCGCCACCGGACGACGATGCGATCAGTCGGCGGATAGGGGCGCAAGACTGACGCGAGCGATAGGGACAACGGTACGGTCACCTCCAGGTTTGACCTGGCTTCCTGGGCAGACTGGCCAAGCCGGCCGCGCTTGATCGCCTCGGGGGTAAACGTCTGCGAATCGTAGATCTCGGCTCGATCGCTGGAGGTGTAGCGCCAGCGCTGGGAACCGCGCCCAAACTCATACAGCTCAACATGGCGGGAGAACAGGCTCACGGTTCGCTCTCCTCAGCACCAATGCCGGCGAAGGACACGCGGCAACGCGCAACACCCTCACCATCGGTTTCATGGGACAGCTCCACGGTGTCGGAACTGAGGCGGGCCAGCACCATCCAGCTGATCAAGCGAATGGCACTCGGCTGCAGGGCGATGCCGTGCGGCGCGTCCAGCTGCAGGAACTCCCGCTGTGGATCCAGCTCCGTGGCCTCAATCAACTGCCGGTACAGCACCTGGCCACTGAACAGCTCGATGCGTAGGTGACGACGACCTGCCTGGGCGCGCCCGAAGCGGGCCACGCCTGCCCAAGCCACCACGATGCCGCTGGAGGTAGTTAGGGCTGGCTCGACCAGCTCCAGGTCATCGGCCCAAGACGGCACCCACAGCGCAGCCGCGCGGCCCTGCAACCAGTACAGCAGGCTGCGCAGGTTGGCCTGCTCGGTGCGCCCCCAGGTTTGCCAGGCGTGCGACTGCAGTGGCCATGCCTTGCCGGTGATGTCATCGACGGCAACAGGGCCGATATCGCCATCGATCACCACCAGCTGCCGGCCGAACTCGGCCGTCTGCGCCTGGTCGAGGTCGGGGCGCTGCTCCAGCACAGGTCGACCGCGATAGACCGCCGCCGGCGCCGTTGCTGGCCAGTCGCAGGTCTCCACCGCAGCCAGGCGCACGGTCGACCGCATGATCTGGTCGGTCACGCGTTCCAGGCTGGGGGTCTCGGCAATGCGAGCTGTCCTGCAGGGCAGCACCCGTGTGCCAGGTGCCCAGGCGTTGGCCGTGGGGCGGGCCAGCTGCAGACTGTCGGCGGCAATGTCGGCCACTTCCACCAGCTCGTAGGTGGTGACGTCCTTCCAAAGCATGGCCAGGCCGCCGGGGCGGTAGTCGCGCTGCGTAGCGGCCTGTACCGGGATGGACTGCACACCCAGCGCCAGGCGCGCACTCAGCCACGACACGTCGTTCCAGACCGGCAGCGCCCAGGTACGCGCCGACCAGTCGAACAGCGCGTGTTCAAGCACCTGGCGCTCGCGCCGGTCGGCCAGCACGCTGAACTCCCAAGAGCGCCTCGGCGAGCCACGCAATGGGAATCGGGCTTCGCCGCCGCCGATCGACTGCTGGACGTCGGTCGCCCAGGCCAGCGTTTCGGTGACAGGCCGCTCCCAATCCGGCGGCAGCATCCACGCCGACATGCGATTTCCGGTAATCGTGACGGTGCGGCGCCCCAGGGCCACGAAGTCGTAGGACAGCGACGCCGCGATTACCGGCGGACCTTCTGTCGTGACCGACAGCTGCCAACGGCGCAGCTGCAGGGCCGAGAATGCCAACGGCGGCGCGCCAGGACCTACCAGCTCGACGCCTTCGCCGTTCTCAAGGGTCACCGAGGCCAGGGTCTGCTGCTGTAGGTATGAGTTCCAGACCTGAACGTAGCGCACCTGGTTGGTGACCAGGTTGCCCATGTCAATGCGAAGAGGCAGGACGTGGATCTTGTAGTACCAGTCATCGAACGAGCTGCGGAGGTTCGGACCAGCTGAGCGCTGCTCGGGTTCCACCACCGTGGCCTCATGGCCAGGCCCCACGTAGAAGCCAACGCCGGCCAGCGCAGAGCGGAACTGCAACGGGATCCTGGTGCGCGGGATACCCAGGTTGGCGCTGCGCCAGTTTGGCCCCATGCTGCTCTGAGTCGAGAGAAAGACCGTCATCAGGACTTTCTCACGGCCCAACCGTAGTTGCCGCTCGCCGGCGGTGAGTCGGTTCTGTCGTTCATCGCCAGCTTTCGCAGCCAAGGGAACACCACCCAAGTCTCGTCCGCGATCGTCACTTCCTGCTCTGGCTCAAGCCTATCCATGTAGCAGGCGCGCAGGCCGATGACCTGACCGATCGGAGAAAGATAAGGTGTGGTGCCAGGGCGCCGGACGGTCAGATGGATGGGTTGAAAGACGCTGCGGCCAGAGAACGTGTTGTCATCTGCACCGGCCAGAACATAGCCGAGCCACATGCTGTCGTAGCTGTCGGATGTTGTTGCCTGGTAAATCGACCCCACACCGCTGCCAGCTTGACCTTCCACACCCAAGGATCCACCGAAGTAGTTGCACAGCTGGTGGTAGCAATTGATCCGATTGTCCTCAATAGAGTCCGCGCGAACGTGGCCGCAGCCGGTGCCGTTGAAGTTGTTACCAAACAGCACGACATTGTTTCCATTCGGAATGAGAACGCCACTCCAACCGCCAGTGCGCGCCCAGTAGGTCCCATCGACATAGGTTCCACCCGCGTACGCACCAGCCTTCTCCAGCACGCCAAAGGCATGATGGCGATACTCACCGGCAACGGCTTGGGCCACCGCGACGTGGATTGCAGTGCCGTTAGAGAAGAGCTTCAGGCGCGGGAAGGGGCCAGTCAGCTCATAGGAAGAAATGTCGCGTGGAGACACCAACGGTTGCAACGCGGGAGTCGCGTTCCCATCGTAGCCAATGGAGATTCGTGACCGCAGGCTCAGCTGGTCGGTATTGAAAAGGTGCACGTAGTCCGAGATCCCAGGAATGCGGACCGTGGCTGTGCGGTTGGCACCGGCAAGCGTGTTTCGCTCGACCACCCAGCCATTGGCCTGCGCGAACTGCACAATCAGGTCGATCAGCGTTTGGACGTTCGGAATGTTGTTGAACTCGGCGTATGCCATTTTTCACTCCAGAGCGAAGGCGGCGTATTCGCCGTCGCCGGTTCGATACACGTTCGGCACCAGCAAGTAGTCCACGCCATTCGCAGTCACGATCTGCTCTGCCGTGGCGCCAAAGGATGGTGTGTAGAAGACGCCATCGAAGCTGCCGAAGAACTGCCCGCGCTCGGGCATGTCGCCGACCTGCCCGCCTCGGTCGTAGTTGCCAGGCACCCAGCCAATGCCGACGAGCTGGCCGCGTTGCAGCCAGCGCTGACCGTCAAGGCAGTTCCGGAAGTTCTGCTGACGGACACCGCGTGACCACGGCAAGGTCATGCGCGCGGTGGTCAGAGTGCTGCCGCTGTTGAAGTTGCGAATCGGCATCCACGCCTGGACGGGACTAAACAGATACGCCTGACTAAACGACAGGTTGCCGCTGCTGTCCGCGTTCGCGTTCCAGAAGTTCGAATGCTGGTAGGTGTCCAGTGACGCCTGAGCGTTCCTCCCCAGGAAGGACGCACCGATGAACAGCGGATAGCTCCAATCCCCCGGAAGGTGCTCAGGCAAGATGAAACCGCCATACATGGCGTCGTAGCGACCATTGATGCGGGTGATCACCTTGAAACAACGGCCGTTGGCGATGAACCAGTACTTGATGGGCGAGTTCACGCCCAAGATCGAGATGTAGTTCGAATTGGTGCCAGGCGGGTCGATGCTCGGCTGCGCGGGGTTGTAAGCAACGTGGCCGCGAAGGGCCATGTTGTAGTAGTTGCTCGCCGGCACGACCCATGCCTGCAAAGAGAGGTAGATCTCATCTTCTCCGGCGAGCCCGCGTCCCTTCAGCGACACAAAATCGTTAGCCACGATCGGTCCACTGGCCACACCGCCCACCACCTGCCACTGCTGGTTCGCTGCCACCAGGGCGGCGTTGGTAGTCAGAAAGTCCCGCAAGCGGGCCATGAGGTCGGTGATGTCGGCTGCGGTGTCAGTTACCCAGGCCATGCTCAGAGTCCCAATACTTGGCGGATCGCCGCAGAGTTGCGGCTGATCTTGTTGATGACGGTGGTGTCGCTGCCTGGATCGTCCAGGTACTGGTCGAGCAGGTCCGGCGAAACCTGGTTGATCACGCGCAGGCCCAACTGCGCAGCAGTGCTCGGCGGCGCCGAAGCTGCGCTGGTGAACACGGGGGACCGCTGCAGCGTGGGCATCGCTGCCACATGCCCTCCGTCGGCATAGCCACGCCAACGCTCAAGCGCGGCCATACCCACCCGATTGAAGTCGTAGAGGAATGCCAGGGCGCCAGGCTGGCGTACTACTTCCTGACGATGGACGAATTCACCCGCGTGGACCGTGCCGGCCTCCTGATACTTGCTGCCAGGGCCGGTGTAACCGCCTACCGCATAGCTGGCGGCCGCTCTCACGGCCGACGCAGCGGCCATCGCCTGTGCCGCAGCCTGCATCTGGATGGCGGCCGCCGTCACCGCAGATGCCCCAGTGATCAAGCCCGCGCCCGAGGTGCTTAGCGCGGTTGCGCTGGTGGCCACTGCCGTGGCGCCGGCGGTGACGCCGGCAGCGGCAGTCGACAGAGCTGCTGCTGAAGCCTGAGTCGCGGCAGCGGCGGCCGCGTCAGTCCCGGCATCGACCCCCTTGTCGAACACCATCGACGTGATTCGATTGGCCAACGCCTGCGACCACTGATCGGCCACGAACTCGGCCAAGCCGCTGGAAACGGACAAGAAAAATCCGCGCACCGCGTCAGTTAACGAGGCGCTTCCATTTGCCAGCGACATAAAGGCTTCTTTGAAGCCGTTCTGAAGCGTCGTCCTAACGGTTTGCTGAAGCAGGTTCGTGGTCTGAACCATTTCCTTGAGCTTCAGGTCGATCTGATCGACCGCGGCGATTGCTTCCGGCGTTCCCAGTGCCATTGCCGCTGCTCGCATCTGCGGAACAAGATCCCGCAAGGCCGAGCTCTGCTTCTGATACAGGTCAACCACGCGTTGCTGTGCGTCGGCTTGCGTGATCAAGCCTGCTTCCAGCTCCACTTGGATTCTTTGCTGGCCCAGCGCGATGCCGGCCATGACCTGGTTGTAGGTGTCCTGAAGGTTCTTCAGATCCGTGCTGGCCTTGCTCAGATTTAGGAGCTTGGCAACATCTGCAGCGTCAGCAGACCGTCCGGCGGCTTCCAGCTCTTCCTTCAGCTTCGTCAGTTCACGCGTGGTCTTGGCCAACTCCGCATCCGGACCTCGGCCCTGCAGAGCTGCAATGCGATCGCGGATCTCCAGCATCTTGCGGTCGGCCTCGACCCGCAGGTTGGCCAGATCCAGCTTCTTGGCTTCGTCCAGCAACTCCTGCTTGGTCTTCGCCGAAGCATTCTGGAAGTTGCCCTCAGCAATAGCTGCCTGGATCCGGGCAGTCTCGGTCGCTTTCTTGCGAGTCTCATCCAGAGTTCCGACCAGATCGATCTGCTGCTTGAGTCGCTCCAGCTCTCGCTGTGCTGCGGCCTCATCCTTCTGACCTTCCGTCTTCGGCGCTTTCCGGGTGCGCTCTTTGAACTTCTCCTGCAGCTGGGCAACCCGCTTGTCGTAGGCACCGCCGCTGACGCTGCCATCGTCGCCGAAGCTGACACCCTTGAGGAGGTCGCTTCCTGGATTAGCCTTGCGCAGCTCGCGGAACTGCTTGGCAACCTCTTCGGTCGCCTTCTTCAGCTTCTCCGCTTTGCTGGCACCTTCCTCCAGACCCGATGCGATCGCCTTGGCGGCTTCGACGCCGGCATCCTGGATGCGCTGGGCTTGGCCGGCGCTCTCGGCAGCATTGACGTCACGATCGTAGGCGGCCCGAGCCTTGCGGAGCCGGTCCATCTGCTTGACCTGCAGGTCGTAGTAGTAGCTGATGGCTGGCGTGTTGCCGTTCTTCAGCGCCTGCTGCAGCTGCTCGGTCGTACCACGCATCGCCGCAGTTTCCGCGCGGAGCATCGCCTCGGAGTCGGTGCGGCCAATGTCCTTCAGTCCTTGCCAGACGCGCTTAAGCGTACGAGCAACGGCATCCCACGCCTGCTCCAGATATCCGGCCCGCGACTCCATTTCTCTGACACGCTGGTCGCTGACATTGGCGATGGCCTCCAGCGCTGTCTTGGCGGCGTCGGTCGCCTTGCCCTGGTCCTCCAGCGCCCGAACCTGTTCGTACACCGCTGCGGTGAGGAAGTGGTACTGCTCGTTGAGCTTGGCCAGCGTGGCCGAAGGCGCCTTGGAGACCTCGACCACCTTGGCGGTGGTGCCCTCAATCGACTCGCCCGTCAATTTGGCCAGGTTGACTGCGACGCTGATCGCTGTAGACAGGGTGTTGGCGGTCAGCTTCCCGCTGGCCGCAAGTTGCTGCGCAGCTGCCGTTGCATCGGAGTACTCGCCGGTGACCGCACCGACGGCATTCGCCTGGGCATAGAGCTGACCGCTGGACACGCCAAGTGAATGGCCGGTCGAGATCACAGCGGCGTCAAAGGCTCGCAGCTGCTTGTAGCCCTGCAGCGCTGCAAAGCCAACAACACCCAGTCCGGCAGCCACACCGCCCAGGACGACCACCGCGGGGTTGAGCGCACTGGTAAGTGCGCGGGCGGCGGGGACGACACCGCCGAAGGAATCCTTCAGCTGGCCGCCCTGCTGGATGGCCACCATCCAGATCGGCATGCCGCTGACGATGCTGGTGGTGATATCGGTGATCTGCGCCGGCAGCTGGCGCATGGCCATCTGGTACTGGCCGGCCGAGATCGCCCCGGCGCCCAGGCTGCGGCTGGTCGCTTCGGCAACCTTGACCGCGTTGCGCTGGACGTTGATGCCCGCCAGGGCGCGGTTGTACTGCTCGCGACTGATGCGGCCGGCATCCACCGCCGCCTTGAGTTCCTGCTCGTCCCGCTCGAGCTTCTGCAGCTTTACTGATGCACTGTCATAGCGCCCCAGGGCGCCCTCAACAGCACGCTGACGCTGTTGCTCCGACCGAGCCAGGCCCGCTTCCTGCTTGTCCAGCGCCTTGAGCGCGCTGTTGTAATCCTCGGTGGTGATCAGGCCGCGCGCCATCACCCGATCAAGCATCGCCTCGGTGTCGGCCAGATCGGACATGCTCGCCGCGCCGCGCTCCAGACGTGCATCGAGCTCGGAGATGAGGCGGATCTCATCGGCCACTGTTTTCTGTACCGCTGCGCCGGACATTCGGACGCGATCTGCGGCGGTGGCCACATCCGCCGACATGGTCTTAGCGGATTCTCCTGCCGTGGCCATGCCCGCCGCGCCGGCGGCCGCCTTCTGGCCAGCATCCTCCATTTGGCTGCCCGAGGCGGCACTGCTGCGCGCGGCCCTGTCCAAGGCATCAGCGGCCTTCTTCGCCTCTTTCGTGACGTCGCCCAGGCCGGCGCCGGCATCCTGGCCGGCGCCCTTGACCGAGGCGAGCCCCTTCTGGACCACTGGCAGCGCCTGGCGCACCTGCTCGATGTCCAGGGCGATACGCATCGCCAGTTCGAGGTTGCGCGAGGAAGCCATTGTTATTTCAGATCCTTCAGCAAGGTGGTCATCGGATTACCGCCGGCATAAGCAGCGTTGGCGTCGGTAATGCGCTCCCGTCGCGCCCGCCGCTGCTGAGCCTGGACGTGCTCCCAAGCGAGGGATATCTGGCGCTTGGTCATGCGACCGATATCGCCGAAGCTGCGGCCGTAGCCCGCGTTGATCAGGTCGGTGAAGACGCGCCCGTAACCGACCGGGGTTCCCTTTGACTGACGGCGTTTCGAAGCAGGCGGCGGAGAAAAAAACTGCTATTGGCCTGCCACCACAACAGCAGCATCTGCTCGCCGTCGGTTTCGTTGAGTGTCTCCAGCCACGCTTCCTGCCCCTGAACCTCGGCTGCGTGATCCTTGGCATCAGCCGGCGGCGCCGCGATCGAGCACGCCAGGAGATGCCGGATCAGATCCGGGTGGGACATCAGTGCATCCATGACTTGCAGCATGGAAGGCGGATCGGCGCCCTCGAACAGCGGTTGCAGGTCCGCAACCAGCGGTGCGGCGGTCTGCAGGATGCGGGCGGCCTCAAAGAAGCCGTACTCGCGCACCGTGATGGTCTTTCCGCCGAGTTGACCGTGCTGCTGGCCGGCCAGGACGTCCAGTTCGCTGGCTACGCCCTCCGGACCCGTTGATCCGGATCCGGAGGGCTGCTGACCGACGTTGCCGATCACGTTGGCCATCAGGCTGCATCCACCAGCAATGCACGGGCGTACAGGCCAAAGCGCGGATCGGCCTGGCGCACCGGGTCGATCTTCGCTTCGCCGGTGAGCGCAATCTCACCGAAGGTTTCGTTGATCAGCGACAGCGTTTCCGAGGCCGGGAAGGTGACGCGGTGCACCTCGCCGCGGAAGCGCATGGTGGTGCCATCAACACTGTTGACGCCGTCGAAGAGCACGTAGTACTCGGACTTGGTGCTTTCGAAGACCTTCACCAGGCTGTGCGCAGCGTACTCGTAGGTCTTGGCCACCACTGCCGTCTTGTCGGTGAGGAAGGTGACGATGCCGGTGGTCGGGTTGACGGTGTAGTCGGTGTCCAGCACCAACGGCGCGGCTGGGGTGCCGCCCTCCAGAACCAGTGCACTGATCGCCGCATACTCCAGCGCGACCACATCACCCGGCTTGACCGTACCAATGGCCTCGTTGGCTGCTGAGCCGGCAGCCAGCTCCATGCGGGTGCCGTCCGTGGCCAGCGCCAGGTGATCAGTGTTGAGCTGGCCCAGGGTCAGGTTGACGCTGAGGTTGCGTTCGGTGGTCATGGTAGCGCCGACACCGCGCACACCGGACCAGCTTTCCTTCTTGGTTTCACGAGTGCTGGACATGGTCAGCTCGAGGACGCTGGCGTCATACGCCCAACGCGCCGGTGCGCGGCTGCCGTCGGCATTGCGCAGGCCCAGGTACACGCGACCCTGCAGGGAGAAATACTCGGTATCGGACATGGCTTACTTCGCCTCCTGGGCGATGGCAGGAGTCGCCTGGCCGTTGGCCTTGCGCGACGGATTGGGGGAAGAATCGGCGTCGGGAGCGTCGATGAAGCCGCGCTCAACCGCCCAGGGCACCAGGTCGGCAGGGAGCTCCACCGTTTCGCCTTCCGCAATGGGCTTGCTCGCAAGCGTCAGGCCCGCCTTCTTGATCGTGTGCTTCTGAGTGGTCTGGGTAGTCATCGCGGAATCTCGGGTTGAAGAACGGCTTGGGTCTTCCATACGTCGACCCACAGGGCGGTGGCAGCGTCGTAGTCCTCGAGGTTGCCCTCGATGAGCTGGCAGGCACGGCCACCAGGAATGGGCGGTGTCCAGCCCAGCAGCGGCTGACGAACCTTGCCCAGCAGCAGGCGCAGCTCATCGATCACCTGCGCCCCACGCTGCTCGCGGTAGTTGCGGCACACGGTCACTACCGCGAAGTTCACTTCGACCAACTGCGCCAGGCGCGTCTGCTGCCCGGGAAACGAAGCGCCGGTCTTGGTCTCCAACGGCATCTCGCGGGCCAGCAGCACGTAGCAGCACGGCGCAGGGAAGTCGCGCAGCGCCTGGACGGCGGCATAGTCGGCGCTGCCCTGCACCTGACGCAGGTCCTTGTCGCTGACGCCCTGGCGGATGCGATCGCGCACCAAGCCAATGTCGAAGGGCTGCGTGCTCACCGGCCGTAGTCCTGCAGGGTGCGGTGGCTGAACTCCCGCGGCGGTGCGCAGACCTCGGGGGCGCCGCCACTGGGCGCAGGCAGCGGGTCATCGGCGCCGAGGCTGAACTTGCCATCGCGCACCAACTCCAGAAAGCGCAGTGCTTCCTTGTAGTCGCGTACCACCGGATCGGTACGCTCCTCGGTGTTGACCCGGTCCTTATGCAGCAGGTAGCGCGCAATCCACCGTGCCCACGTGGACACGATCCCCGGTACCGGCGCCGGCAACGGCACCGGATAGGGCTTGGGCTTGCGCATGACCAGGTAGCCGTTGATCACGCCATCGGCGTCGTCCAGAGCGCGCTGCACGTGCGCGGCCGCCTCATCGGCGATCGCCACGTCGGCTGGGTCGAAGGCGCTGCGATCGCCGCCGAGCAGCGTGGCATCCATCAGCGCATCGCCCACGATCGGATAGCGCTCCGGCGTGGCCACCTGCGCCAGCTCCTGGGCGAGCTTGGCCGCCGACAGCAGTGCGAGCGTGCAGTAGGACATGGCGGCCGGTTACTCCAGCTCTTCCTGGGTGGCCGGTTCGTCACCAAGGACGCCAGCATCCTGGTAGTCCTCCGCTTCGTCCCATGTCATCGGCACCCACGCCGGCGGCTTCACGACCACGCCGTTGTGCTTGAATGGGCTGAGTACTTCGAAGAGCCAGGCGCTCGGCACGTCATAACCCCCGGCTGTGGAAGTGGCAGGCGCAGTGACAGCGTCGAGAGACGCAGCATCAGTCGAAGAAACAACCGCTTCGGCGTCCGCACCCTGGTCCGCTGCCGGACGGTCGGCCTGCGACTGGTCGACGGCAGCGCCATCGGCTGCAGAGAAAACCGATGCGGTGGACTCCAGCTCACCTCGGCCTTGCTCCGGTACCGAGCCGTCCGTCGCCGGCGGCGCGTCCGTAGTCTTCTCTTCCTTGACGGCCGGCACGTCGGCCGGCGTGTCGTCCTGGACGGTCTTGGGTGCGCTGGGCGGCGCAGTGCGGGGCTTGGCCACGACGAGATCTCCGAATAGGTGTGGTGCCGTGCTCTCCGGCTGTCACGCATGGTTCTACTGTGCTCCGCACGGCCAGGCCCGCGTTCGCCTGGTGCTGCCGCTCGCTGGGTTGTACGGGTCAGCGGCAACTTCGCCGGCGATCCTTCGCCGGCTCCCTTCATCAGTTGCCGGCGCCGCTGATCAGATAGCCGGCGGCCATGCCTGCCAGGACCGGCGTGGCATCGTTGCTGACCCCGTAGATCCAGCTCTTGGCGCTGTTGTCCCAGTAGGGAACTTCGACCAGGGGCATGCCTTCGATGCGATAGCCATAGCCGTAGCTGGGCTCCTCGACGTTGGCGTTCACGTCAGCGCCAGGGCTGACATAGGCCAGAACAGCCGAAGTACCCCAGACATCGCCGAATGCGCCACTGTCATCGGCCACCACACCGCCGCCGACGACAATGTTGTCGATCTCGAACACCTGCTTGAGCAGGTCCAGGGTGACCTTGCGAATGCCGGTGTTGGCCGAGCGATCAACCAGCTTCGGATGCTGCTTGAGCTGCTTGAACGCCTTGGCAGACAACAGCATGGTGTTGGGGTACAGGCCAATACTGTCTCGCACCGCTTCCTTGCCGGTTTCCACATCCTGCGCCGGATTGGAGGCGGCGTTGGACCACACGTTGTTGCCAGCCAGCGCGACCTTGTGGTCGTTGTCGTAGTTGGCTGCGTTGGTGGCGATCTTGGCGCTGTCCACTTCGTATTCCAGCAGCAGCGAGCGCAGCACGATGTTCACGGCCCGGGTGCTCAGGTTGATCCCCGGCACCTGGCTCGCATCTCGCATGTGTTCACGCGGCACCGGTGCTTCCAGTGCGCTCGGGACGATGGCGTACGGCTTGCCCTCATAGCCGAAGCGGATGCGCTTGGTATTGGAACCGGGGGCACGCTTGGCGTTGTAGATCTTGAAGGATTCCTTGCCGAACTCGATCACCTGGCCGCCATAGGCGGCGACGTCGGCGAAGGGGAACAGCGCGGTGGCCACGAGCTGCGCCTGGCGGTAGCCACGGGCGTGTTCGGAAAGGATCGGGTCAACGACGCGAACCTGGCCGGGGGTCATTTGTCCAGACATGTAAATCTCCTACGGCACTAGCCGGTCAGTTCGGGATGAGGATCACTTCGAGGACATCGCCATCGGCGGTGGCCGTGGCGCCAGGCGCCGCACGGGCAACGACCTTGCCGGCGTCGGCGGTGATGGCCTTGCCATCGGCACCCACCTGGAGGGCGGCGCCGGCAGCGATTGCGCCACCCGCGGTCACTTGCGTGGTGCCCAGGACGTCGACCGGAGCCAACTGCCCGACGGCGGCATCCGAGCGCGCAACCCCGCAAGCGTTGCCGCCGGCAGCGGCGACTCCACCGGTCGGCGAGACGAAGCGGTTGTGGGTAAGGGCTGCCGCGGCCAGCACGGACAGCGTGAGCAGAGCGATGTTCTGGGACATGGTGGGCTCCTGGATTGGAAGGTCAGCCGCCGACCGCGGCGACTGCAGCCGCCCAGGACGTGCCGGGGTGCTGCTGCTGATAGGCCTTGGCCTTGTTGAACAGATTCGCGCGGCCGGCGTCGACATGCGTCCCAGGAGGGGCAGCGAAATTCGCGGCTGTGCTGGGTGCGTCGCCGCCAGACTTCTCTCTGAAGTCGACCGCCTTGGGCAGACTGGTCAGCAGCTCGCGCAGCACCGACTCCGCCGGCTTGGACACAGTCGTTTCGCCCTCGGCGAAGTTCAGCGGTTCCTTGCCATTCGGCTGGGCAAGCAGCAGCTCCACCACTGCCGGCTGCTGACGGGGCAGCAACTTGCCTTCCTTCACCAGGCCTTCGGCGAACGCCACTGCGTCTTCGCGTCGCGCGGCCTGCTCACGGGCAGCGAGGGCCTTCTCGCGAGCGTCCAAGGTGGAAGCCTGCTGGTCGAGCTGCTGCTGGCGCTGTGCCTGCTCGGCGTTGTTCTGCTGGGACATGGGGTCGATCTCCGATTTGACCTGTTCACGAGTGGAAGGCGTTGCCTGGGGGGGCGCGGGCACGCCGATGGCGCTGCGCGGGAACTGGGTGAGCAATGGCGACGCAAAGGGGGCCGAGTTGCGCGCACCGTCGTCATCGCGTGTGCTGCTCTCGATCCCACGGATCTGCCAGTCGGGAATGACCTGGTCGGCCGTCTCAAGGCCCTGGGTGTCGATCAGCCAGTCGCGGAAGCGGCGGAACAGATCCGTCAGCGTCCAGCCCAACGGGGCCAGCGACATGGCAAAGCAGGCGGCGTCATCGCCCTCAGCGAACGAGGCAGACTTGAGCCCCTTCACCGCCGGCGGCTGCGCGCCCAGGAAGCCGATGTGGCGCAGGTAGTACTTGCCCGGCGTCGGGTTGCCCGGCGAATCGGGCATGAAGATGGAGGCGCTGATCTTCTTGAAGCGCCCGTTGTTGACCAGCTCTGCAAAGGCAGGATCAACATTGTGCGGCTCGGCGACGAGGAGGCCGTCCTTGGCCTGAAGCGCCTTGCTCCAGCCATAGGCAGGATCGTCGGTCTTGGGATGGCCGACCACGATGGGGGCTTCATGCAGTGCCGGATCGTAGCTGTCAGCGATCTGTTGCACATCCGCTTCGCTGAAGGTCAGCGTGCGGCCGTCTTCGGCAACATGCGTGCCGGCTTTGAAGATCTGCAGAGTGGCGGCGGGCTGGTTCATGCCGCCAGTTTTCCCGCGCCGGAGAGCGCTGTCTTTGAAACTGGTTTCCAACTTTCAGTAGTAGCGACGGATTGGCTCATGCCCTCCGTTTTCCCGCAGTGCCGTCTCACGTATTGGGACGGCGCCCCGCAAGAAGTGATCGCTCTTGCGACGATGCTGCGGGCACCGCATCCGATCGAGCGGATTCTTGGCCGCGAACACGCCAGAGAGGCGTGTCAGACACCAAGCGACCCCCGATGACGTCCGAGTGTGGCGGCCCCGGCATGGAGGCGCGCACAGCGCCTCCTGCGCGATGATCACTCGAAGGCGCCGCTCACGTGATCCTGGGCGATATCCAGCAGCTCCTTCTCATCCTCGCGACTGACACCGAGCCACGGACGAGCAGCGATGGTGTTCGTGTACGAGGGCATTGTGACCGAGCGCTTGTAGCGCGCGTTCCTACGGCTGGCTTTGACGAACCGGCTGCCGCCCTTACCCGTCTTCAGGTGGATGTTGGCCGGACGCGCGGCGCGTTGGATGGTGCCGCCGAATTGGTGGATGGCGCCATAGGGTGCATTGGTACCGACCAGGACGGCATCGTTCCCGTCCGTTTGCCATGAAGCCATGTCACCGAGCATGTGGAAATCGAACTTCAGAATCGGCACGCCAGGGCGCTTCTTCTGTTTCCAGCGTTTGTAGCTTGGCTCAAGTGCGCGCCATCGCTGCCCGGTCGGGTCGCGCTCCTTTGCGGCCCGCTCGCGTGTGGACCTCAGTAGGTACTCGCCCCAATCCTTCAAGATCAGTTGGCGCGCCTCGCCCTCCAGCTGCCGCAGCGCATCGGCCAGGCCAGGTGTTGCCGTATCCAGAGTGACTTCGAGCTGTGCCATCAGAGCGACCCCTGCAGCAGCTGCAGTGTGCCATCGGCGACGCCGCGTTGGAGCTCGGCGGGCATCAGCATCTGCAGTTGGGACTGCACCGTGCTGACGCCCGTTTCCGAGATGGCCACATCGACGACCATGAAGGCTGGACGCCCCACCGCCAGGACATAGCGCAGGTGGCCTGCGGCAACGTCCAGCAGGATGGCCACCGCGTCGAGGAGGCGGATCGGCAGCTCGGCTGCGGCGATGGCCACCGCGCCAGGTCGAGTGATGGGGAGCTGGTCGGCCAACACGGCAAAGGCGGCCGTCGCTGGGCGAACGGCGGCACGCTGCAACTGCGACACCAGTCCGGGCGACAGCGCTCCAGCCAGGTAGCGGGCAGCGTGGGCAGCATCGGCATCAATGCTGGCCAGCCAGCTGGCATAGCCGGCCTGCAGCGCGTCCCGGGCGCGCGGCCGCGCCAAGGCCTGGGCAGCGCTGGCAGCCGCCGGCGCCGCCGGCAGCCGCGTTCCCGTCTCCAGGACGTTCTGCAGAGCGGAGGTCAGTTGCCCAGTCAATGACGGCGGTGTTGCCGGACCACCACTCCCGCCGGGCCAGTGATCGGCCGTTGCACCCGGCGCGTAGCCGAATCCAGGATCGACGCCAGCCGGCGTCAACACGGTGCGCGGCCCACCGGGACTGCGCTGCCCGATGGTCACCGACTGCATCACGATCTCGGGGGCCGTGTCAGGACCATCCTTGCCCAACCGGCGCAGGTCGCGCTCGTTGAGCGCATCGACGTAGCACTGGCAGCCCCAGCCGTTGGCTGGATAGTGGTAGCGCCACCACGGATCGTCGTGGCGCAACACCATGCCGTTCCAGGATACGTGCAGCGGCCGCGGATGCTCGACGGCGTCGTTGTGGTTGTAGCGCCAGAACGGCCGCACCTTGATCAACTGCTGCAGCTGGGCCCAGCGACCGGCGTTGTAGCTCTGGCGCAGGTTGGTCTCGTAGATCACCCGCGAGCGCCAGTTCCGACCGCCGTTGTAGTCCCAACCATGCGTGGCCACGATCCGGTCGAAGTCCTCCCGGAACTGCTGAAGAGTCCGCCCCTCAGCAATGACCCGATCAATGGACTGCCGGAAATCGGCTAGCAGCGCATCACGGTTGGCGCCAGCCACCATGAAGCTGGTGTCGTGCTCCGACTCCCAAACGTCCAGGTAGCTCTCGGTGAGCACGTTCTTTTTGCGACGGAAGAACTCGATCTGCTCCCGGAACGGAAGTTGAGCGTAGGCAACCCCGGCCATTGATCAGTCTCCCGCGCCCTGGATGTCGGTACGGCCAGCCAGCGTCGCGGCCGTCATCGCATCGGCCATCACCGAGGCGTAGTCGTCCAGGGTCATGTTCGGGTGCAGCTCAAACAGCCGGTCGCGCAATTGCTCCAGCGAGTCGACCTCATCGACCAGCTGGCGGATCTGCTCGACCCATCCAGCACCAATGGGCGACAGCCGGCGATCGAGCTGCTGGCCCAGCTCGACAGCGGCATCGGGCGTCTTCGGGGTGCCGTCGGCAAAGGCGGCGGGATAGTGCCTGCGCAGCAAGCTGACCACCGCACCGCCGGCGTCGGCGAACTGGGTCCCATCGATCGCCGTCGGTACCGCAGGCGGATCCTGCGGCGCCTGGACAGGCTCGTAGTTGTCGCCGTAGGTCTGATCCATGTAGACCTGCTTGGGCTTGTAGCCCAGGTCAAGGATCTTCTTGTCACGGCTGGCGGTAGCGTCCAGATCCTCCGGCTCTTCCGTGACGCGATAGACCCGAGGAATGGCCGCGCCAGGGAAGTTCCATTCGGTGAGCCAGCGCGCCGGCCCCTTGTTGAAGGACTCGCACACCAGGTCGGCATCGGAGGTGATGATGTCGCGGCGCACCTCGCGCTGCAGCTGGTCGTTGCCCAACTTGCCTGGCGTGCCTTGGGTACTGGCGGTCTGGCCCAGCACCACCTTCTGGATGGTGGCATCCATGTAGTCCTGCAGGGCCTTGTAGTCGGCCGTGCCACTACGTCCGGCCTCCAGCAACGCCAGCTCCATTCCCTTGGGCATGATGATGCCGCTGTCGGTCTGGATCGCGCGGGTGGCCTGCAGCAGCTTGGCCTTCTCCGGATCGGTTGCGTTGGTGTCGTACTTGCCCACCGCGGTGGGCATGCCGAACTTCTCAAGGAAGATCAGCCAGAACTTGAGCCCGTTACGCTTGAACAGCACAGGCCAGTACAGCCAGTGCGCCAAGCCGAGGCCGTACGGCTCATCGTCGTGGTCGGCACCGGAACAGAAGTTCCAGAAATAGGGCGCGTGCGCAGGCACGCCCTCGGTCATCTGGGTCTGGGTGAGCAGGCGCAGGTCACCTTCCTTGCCGTAACGGAAGCGCCGACGGTTGCGAACTTTGATGTCCTTCAGGCCGATGCGAGTACCGTCGACCTTGTACAGGATCTCCGCCACGCCATAGCCGTAGAACACGCCGAAGAGCATCTTGCGGGTGACGTTGTCCCAGCCGATGCCATGCAGCTGCTCCTGCAGATACTCTGCCGCCTGGCGGTCGATGCGCTTCTCGCCGCCGGGCTCCACCTGCCATTCGCAGGCCACCACCGAATCCTGGCGAGAGCCGAAGGTGGTCTTCACCTCCGGGTCGGACAGCACCTGTTCGTAGATCTGAAGGTCGTAGCCGCCGCGGTTGCGCAGGACACTGTCAAAGGGCAGCAGCAGTGGCCCGGTGTAACCACGGGTGATGTCGATGCCATCGGCAGTGGTGGCAATCTCGCGGCCGATCTCTGGGCGGGCGGTGGTCATGCATATCCTCCAAAATCATTGCCGCCGCTGACCGTGCCGAAGGCATCATCGGTCACGACGGTGGCCACGCCGTCGGCTCGGCCGTCGCCGATGTAGGCGCGCGCGCCGGCCGCCTGGAACTCGATGGGCACCGAGGTGACGTGGTTGAGTGCGGCAAACTGCATCAGCACGCCGGCGATCGCGCCGTCGCCGTGGCGCACCAGCTCCGGATCCTGCAGGTCCTTGCGCTCCAGACGCGGCACCATCGGGATGCCGTCGACGTACTCCACTGCGCGGTGGTCGTCTTCCAGGGACGCGTCCCTGGGCAGGCTGAGGAAGCCGTCTTCGAACAGCGCGATGTACTTGGGCATCCATTCGCCGTACCAGGGGCGCGACAGGGTGACCTCGTGGATTGGGCCACCGATGTAGCGGCCCGTCTCGGTATCGAGCTCAGCCCGGCCGTAGCGGTCGCCGGTGTACTCCATCAAGGTCTGGCCGGGACCAGTGGCATCGCCGGCAAATGACCAGCGACCAGGGAATCCTTCCTTCAGCGCGTCCAGCAGCGCCCACAGGATCTGCTCCTGCTGGCGGGTGGGCGCGTTGGCCATCTCGATCAGGAACGGCACGTCGCGGCGCAGATCCTGCCCGACCTTGGCAGGCTTGATGACCGAGAAGTGACGGTGGCGCGCGAAGTCCATGCCGATCGCCCAGCGCCCGGTGAACCCGGCCACCGCAACACGGAGCACCGGCAGCAACGTGGTAGCAATCCAGACCGAGCACCAGATCTCGCGCTCCTTCTCAGAGCGCTTGGGGAAGTCATCATCGAAGACCAGGCGCAGCACGGGCCGGACCTCGGGCATGGCCCGATCGATCCAGACCGAAGGGATGGCTGAGCCATCGCCATCGCGCGGGATGACGTCCAGCTCCTCGCGCATGGCGGCCTTGCGAGGGCCGTAGGCCGAGCGGATGGCGGTGTACCACTCCTTCTTGCCCTCGGCGGTGGCCACCTTGCCACGCATGGCGCAGACCCGCTCGTACAGTCCATTGGACACCGCATCATCGAAGCTGATGCGGATGACCCCGGCCTTCTTGCCGTAGCGGCCGGCCTGGACGTCCTGTACCAACTGATTGAACGGGTTCTTCTTGCCACGGTGGGTGGACCACACGCGGATGCGGCCACCCCAGATCAGCAGCGCGGTGGCCGACTCGAGCACCTTGGCCACGTCCTTGTGCAGCGCCGCTTCGTCCAGGTCGACCACGCCCTGCAGGCCGTGGATGTTCTCCGGGCGCGAGGACAGTGCCGTGATACGGAATCCACTGGCGAAGCGAACCCGGAACGCCTGGATCTGCCGACTGGTGCCATCGGGCTGCTGGTCCTGGAAGATGTGCTGCTCAATCCTTGACGCCTGGCCCTGGGCAATGATCGGCGCGAACTTGGCCACGTAGCCGATGAACTCCAGACCCTTTTCCTTGGTGTCGGCCATGTACCACACGTTGTCGCCGCCGGCGTCCTTGGCAGAGGCTGCGGTGATGGTGTCGCTCAACGCCTGGGCGAAGGTAATGCCGGTACGACGCCCCTTCTCGCAGACCGCGATATCCAGCCCTTCCTGCATCCGGATCCATTCGGACTGGTGGGCCATCAGCACACCGGCCTTGCTCGGGTCAAAGTTGGCCGAGATCGAGCGCACGCTCTCGGGCAGCTCCTCCCAGTCCAGGACGCGCTCGGTATCCGGCAGGGGGCCCAGTGCACTCACTTAGCCGACTCCATGCAGCACTTTGTTGCGCCAGAACTCCACGCCCTCGGCGTCCAGGCCCTTGGCCCGTGCAGCCTCCTCGACCCGGCTGGCCGCGTCGACCAGCGCCTTCTGGCGGATCTCGCCGGCCCATTTCTCGCGCACGATGGAAGAGCGGGTCAGCTCGGCAATGGCCTTGGCCGCCTTGCTGTACAGCGCAATGCGATCGGCGGGGGAAATGCTTTCATCGTCCTGGTCGGCCGCTTCCTGGAACTGCAGCAGCGCCTCGAACAGGTCGGTCTGCAGCAGGCCCATCAGCGCGCTGCCGCGCTCGGCGGCATTATCCGGCGCCTGCTCGGCTACCAGTTTCATGGCCTCGGTGCTGGCGCTGATCGAAGCCAGGCGGCGCTTGAGCCGCTTGGCGCGTTCGTTGACGGTGGTCTTGCTGATCTCGTAGCCCTGCTCGCCCAGCCATTCGGACAGCGCGATGCTGCCGCCGAAGGCGTTGGCAACCAGACGCCGTTCCAGCTCTTCACGCACGTCGGCCGGCAGCAGGTCGATCTTGCTCACAGGAGGCATGTGATCACCAGTACTTCGGCGGGCGCGCGATGCCCGGCCCGCAGTCGATGCTGTACTCGACAATGTCCACTCCGTGGCGCGTCAGCTCAGCCGACCACGGCCCCGAAGGGGATTTGGTGATGTCGATCAGGCGGCGGGTGTCCAGGTAATCCAGCTCCCTGCGCACTTCCAAAGCGGTGGCATCCGGATACATGTCCTGGGCGGCGCCGGCCAGGACGGCTTCGCCGATCGGATAGGGGCGAGAGCGATCCAGCACCAGCAGCATCAGCCAGCGCAGCTGCTCGCGGCGCAACTTGCCCAGATCGGGTCCCTGATTTCCGTGACTCACGACTTGCTCCCCTTGTTCTGCATGTTCTTGATTTCCGACGCCACGGCATCGAGCTTGGCCTCGATGACACTCTGCCCACGGGCGTAGTCCTCGCGGCGCACGTAGTCCTTGGCCACTTCAAGTCGGAAGTTGGTGAGCTCGCCCTCAACTTCGCGCCAGCGCTTGCTATCGTTGATCAGGATGGCCAACTGCTGATCAGTGCGTTGCTGCAGTTGGTTCACCAGCCAGCGACCGCCAGCGATCAGACCGCCGAGCAGCGTGATGCCGATGCCGGCGAACCACACCAGGTAGAGCGGCTGTACTTCAACGATCATGGGTTGGCCTCGACGGAAGGGTGCTGTCCGGTGAGAACACCGATGACGCGCTGGCAGGCCCGGACGTGGTTGTCGGCGTCGCGTCCGACTCGAACAAGATCGCCCGCGACCTCTGCTCGTAGTTGGGCGCTCGCATCACGTTCGACGGCGCCAGAGACGGCTTGGGACAGGCGAGCGGTGTGGCAGGTGGCGAGGTCGTTGCGCAGCCTGAGATCGTCAGTACGCACGTCAGCCACGACGGCAGCAGGGACGGACGCGGACGCCTCCCGATCATTTTCATGTTCGTCTCCGATCTGGGCCATCGCCCTGGCCTGGGTGTGCTCGATGCCACGAGCGCTGCGCTCGTCTTCAAGCTGCGATTCAAGCGTGGTCAGACGCTGCTGCGCCGTGGCGTCACGAGCCTGCGCATCCAGGGCATTGCCGCGGTAGAGAAGTGCTGCGGCAATGGCCACCAGCAGGAGCACCAGCAGCAGGGCGACCGTTGCGATCAGGGCGCGAATCATCAGTACCGGCCCTCGCACATCGCGCGCTCGGCCGTGCGGCGGCGCTCCAGGCCCTTGTAGGGCTTGCCACCGGCATTGGCCCAGTTGCTCAACTGGGCACAGGCCAGATCCCAGCGCCCCTGGTTGGCGTAGACGCGGATGCGCGGCTGCTGGCCGTTGCGCAGGGTGCACAGGCCGTCCTTCACCCCGGCGCCGCCAGGGCCCACGTTGAAGGTGAAGGACGTCAGGGCAGCCGCCTGATAGTCCGTCATCGGCGCCTTGATGCAGCTCTGTACGGTGTTCCAGGCAACACCAAGGTCCGACTGGAGCAAGCGCTCGCATTCGGCGCGGGTGTAGGTGCGCTGTTCGACGTTTGCTGTATGGCCGTAGCAAACCGTCAGTTTGCCGACTACGTCACGGTAGGGCTGGGCCGAGTACCCCTCAAAGGGCTGTACCAGCCCGAGCAGCAATGCCAGCATGGTCGCCAGCATTCCACCCGCGATGGGCAGTGCTTTGTTACCGGATTGCTCTGCTGCCATGCGCCATCTCCAGGGAAAGATGGCCGACGGGCAGACGAGGATGCCCGTCGGCCAGGTGCGCCATGCGCACACCAAACCGATGGGCAGAGTTTCAGTCTTTGACTGATCGTCGTCTTTGAAACTGGTTTCGAGGAACCTCACGCGCGCGCGTGAGAGTGTGGCCTTTCATTGCGATCAACATCACAACGGGCGGACCGTCAGATCTCGATCGCGCCGAGTCAGTCTGGAACAGCTCGTGAATTCACATGGTTCTGTTGCCTGTGCGCGTGCTCGGCAGCAGGATGACTGAAAAGCCTCTCGAGATCCTCAGGCGGGAGCTGGATGCCATCCATTTGGAAAATTCTCTGAAATGTTCCATCCGTATTGAAGACCAGGATGACCTGCTTACTGGAGCTACGCACATTGCCAGTCCAAAGACTGGCTTTCGACTGGATGTATTGCCAGGTGTAGCCAGTAGCGCCGCTTGCCCCAACCGATGATCGCAGCGGCGGCGCTTCCAAGAGGGCGACCGCCTCGCTCAGCGTTGTTTTTCCGATGACTAGATGCTTGAGATTCTGGTCTTTGAAGTCCTGGCCAATTACCGCCTTTGCACCGAGCAAGACCAACAGAACCGCGAGCGAAAAAACCAGCTTCTTCATGACGCCTCCTTGTCCGACTTGAATTCTGCGCATTGAAAAATGCGCCCTTTAAAGCTCAACAGCAGGTCATCTACGGACTCAGGTCTTTGGCTTACGTAGCCCCCGAGAAGACCCTTCTTGGGTTTCCTTTGCCAGCAGTGCAGTCAGCATGTTCAAGGCCATTACGCGACCGGGATCGGACAGCGCCCAGAACGTATCCACCACGTCATTGAACTGCTCTATCTCAGTGTCCGTCATGCCGGGGCGCGCGATGCTGCGTTGCCCCGTCAGCACGTAAAGCGGATCCACTCCCGCATCAGCAAGCGCAGCCAGCTTGGCGGCAGGAGGGCTGGATGCATCTCTTTGCCAATCAATCACGGTGTTCTTCTTCGCGCCAGCGAGTTCTGCGAACTCAGGCAGCGTGAGGCCCAAGCGTTCCCGCTCGCTCTTCAGACGGGTTCCGATCGTCATACGAAATTCCATGCCATATGTGTTGACAGGCACGGAAATCCGTACCATGATTACTTCCACTGGCAGCGCCCAAAGCAGCCAACCAATGGAACAAGGATCAAAGGATACACGCGATGAGCGAACCCGCCCCCAGCCTGGATCTTCACCTCAAGGTCCGCACCGCCTTCGTTGGCAAGGGCACCAGTCTCCGCGGCTGGTGCATGGAGAACGGCGTCCCGCCGCAGAACGCCCGAGACGTCCTCATCGGACGCTGGAATGGCCCGAAGGGTCAGGCCCTGCGGCGCCGGCTGCTGAAGGCCGCGGGCCTGAGCGCCTCAGCATGAGCACCGCCGGCCGCCCCCTGGACGAAGTCCCGACCCACGAACTGGAGCTGTTGCTTGCCTCGGCCCGTGACCAGTACGCCACCGCTGTGAACAACTGGCAGTGCGCCGTCGAATCGGACGAGCCGCTGGCCAACACCCTGCCGCTGGCTGGTGCCGTGGACGCGGCCGATCGCCGCGCCGTTCGCATCCTGAAGGAGCTGGCCCGCCGCCAGCAGGGAGCTGCGGCATGAGCGAGCAAAGCATCTTCGCCCGCCTGCTGTTCGCCTTGGCCGGGCACAGCCGCACCGGCCTGCGCCTGAAACCCATTGCCGATGGCATCGGCGAATCCCCCAGCACGACGCTGCGCAACCTGCAGCGATTGGCCGAGGACGGCCTGGTCGAGCGCTCCCCCTTCGACCAGGACAACTGGCGCCTGTCCCCCCGAATTGTCCAGATCGCCCTGGCCCATCAGGCAGAGGTAGCCCGTGAAGAACGGCAGCTGGACGACTTCAAGAACCGCTACAGCCGTAGCCCCAACTGATGACGAGGATCGAAATGGCAGAGAAGCAATCCACCAAGCGCGGCGCCAAGCCGCTCGCCCAGGCCGAGCCGGTAGGCACGGAACTGGACACGGGCAAGCTGGTCGAGCGCAGCCAGGAACTGCAGGTGATGGCGCAGGCCGAGGCGCAGGTGAAGAGCCTGGCCACCACGCTGGGCTACGCAGGTGCCTTGGACACCGACTCGCTCTGGAGCATGGTCGAGTACCGCCACCGTCGTTCAGTGGAGGACATTCTTGAAATGGGCCGTGGCCTGCTCCTGATCAAAGAGCAGACCGCGCACGGAGAGTTTGAAGGCCAGCTCCAAGCGCGAAACATTCACCCGCGTGCAGCACAACGCCTGATGGGCGTGGCGCTGAAATTCTCCAAAAGCGACACGATGTCGCTTTTGAAGGCGGCGGGAACCCAGGCAAAGGTTCTGGAACTGGCGGTTCTGGACGACGAAGACCTGCAAGCCCTGGAGTCCGGCGACTCGGTTGCAGGCATCACCGTGGACGATGTGGAGCGCATGAGCGCCAGCCAGTTGCGCGCCGCCTTGCGCGAAGCCAGGGCAGATGCCGACGCAAAAGATCAGCGCATCAACAAGTTGAGCGAGGATCTGAATAAAGAGTCTGAAAAGACCCTCAAGGCACAGCGTCGCTGGAAGTCCGCCACTCCTGACGAGCAGCTGGTCACCCTCAAACAGTCGGTCACCGAGGCAGAGCAGAACGTGTTGGCCGCCATCGGCAGCCCGAACAGCGGCCTGCGTGCCTCGATCCAAGCACTGGCCGACTTCGCCTGCGACAACCACGTCGAGGAAGATGCAGCGCTGTTCCTGAGCGACGTGATTGGCCGCATCCTCACTTCGGTACGCATCGCCCGCGACGATGAGGAACTGGCCATCGCGATCCCCGTCACCAACGACGCGGGGATCTGACGTGTCCGAGGTCCTCATCCAGGCTGCGGCCAGCCAGTTGCTGGCGGCGCCGCACGGCAGCAAGGGGCGCATCGCCTCCGCGCTGGCCGAGCAGCTGGGATGCTCGGTCCAGACGGCCTACCGTCACCTGTCGAAGGTGACGGCGGCCCTCAAACCCCGCAAACGCAGGTCCGATGCGGGCGAACTGTCACTTACCCGTGACGAAGCGGCCTCGATCGCGGCCATCGTGGAGGAAACCCGTCGCCTGACCGGTACCGGCGCGCTGCCGGTCGAGGAGGCCGTGGATGCCTTGCGTGCCAACGGCAGGATCGAGGCAATGCGCGTGGACAAGGCGACGGGCGAGATTGTCCCGCTGAGCACCTCGGCGATCTGTCGCGCCATCCGCCATTACGGCTTCCACCGTGACCAGCTGGCGGCAGCCACACCGGCTGCACGGCTGTCCTCCCCGCATCCCAACCACCTGTGGCAGATCGACGCCTCGGTCAGCCGCCAGTTCTACCTGGCTGATGACGGCACACGGGTGATGGACAAGCGCGAGTTCTATCGCGGCAAGCCCGGCAACTTCACCAAGATCGCAGAACGCCGCCTGTGGCGCTATGCCATCACCGACCATGCCAGCGGTGCGATCGAGCTGTTCTACGTGCTGGGTGCCGAGAGCAGCGCCAACCTGCTGTCGGCCCTGATCCACGCAATGACACGGCGCGAAATCGGCACGATGCATGGCGTTCCCAAGCTGCTGATGATGGATCCCGGCAGTGCCATGACGGCCACCAGCACCAGCAGCTTCCTGGCGGCCTGCGGCATCGAAACGATCATCAACGAAGTCGGCAATGCACGCGCCAAGGGTCAGGTCGAGAACGCGAATTACCTGATCGAAACCCACTTCGAGGCCCTGCTCAAGCTGCGTGCACCGGTCACCAGTCTGGAGGAAATCAATACCCTGGCCCAGCAGTGGGCACAGGCCTATAACGCCACCCGCATCCACAGCCGCACCGGCTACACGCGCCGTGATGGGTGGCTGCGCATCACCCAGGACCAGCTGCGCCTGGCACCGGCCGTGGAAGTGCTGCGACAGCTGGCCACCAGCGCGCCCAAGGCCTGCACCGTACGCGATTGCATGATCCGCTTCCGGGCACAGCAGTACGACGTGCGTGGGGTGCCGGGACTGATCAACGGTCAGCGCGTAGACGTGGTGGTCAATGCTCTGGATCCGGAGGGCAGCGTACGCGTGCTGATGCCGGGCACACAGGACTGCGCGCCTGTGCACTACATCGCACCGCGCATCGGACGCGACGACTGGGGCTTCCTGGACAGCGCTGCCCGGGTTGGCACGGAGTACCGGACCGCTCCGGAGACGCCGGCCGACGCAGCTCGCAAGGAACTGGATCGGCTGGCCATGCAGGTTCACACCGATGCTGAGGCCGCTGTGGCACGCAAGGCCAAGCGCGTGGCCTTCGGGGGGCAGGTGGATCCGATGAAGCACCTGCGCGAAGCCAATGTGACGCCGAGCCTGCCGCGCTCGGGCCGCATCGCCCAGGTCGATGCACCACAGGTGCTGGCGGCCCAGCGCATCGAGCCTGCGCCGATCCGCGCCGAGCTGCCGCCACTGAACCATGTGGAAGCGGCAATGCGCCTGAAGCCACTGGTGGAGGCAGCCGGTTCGGCTTGGTCGCCCGACCACTACGCACGCACCGCCCTGCGCTGGCCGGAAGGCCTGCCGGTGGATCAGGTCGAGTCCTGGGCGCACGCCCTGGCAACGCCGGAGCGCGGTGGTCTCCGGCTGGTGGAAGGAGGTGCCGCGTGATGGCTTCGCTCGACAGCATCAAGAAAGACGCACGCCTCATCCAGGAACGCGACGGATTCGGCTACTGCCAGGCTCTGGAGATCGCTGCGCGGAAGGCTGGCTTCAATACCTATGCCGCGGCGAAGGCTGCCCTGCAGGGACGGAGGGCCCGCCCATGACGTTGCGCCTGAAGCGCCTGCTCACCGATGCCGGCATCAAGCAGGGCGTGCTGGCCACAGCCGCCGGCCTGAGCCGACCGGCCCTCAATGCCCTGATCAATCACGGCCAGCTGCCCACCAGCTGCGATCCGGCAGCGGTGCGCGCTGCCATCAGTTCCTGCCTGACCCAGCACGGCGTGACCGACGCCCACTGGCATGAAAAGGAGGGGCCGACGTGCTCCAACACGCCGGCCCCGGTTTCCCCACCGCAAGACACCGATAACGACAACGACATTCACGACGAGGAAGATCCCATGCTACTGCGTTTTCAGGCATTGACCCCACAGGCCAAGCGTCACTTCGGCCTGACCACCAATCCTTTCGCCGATCCGGCCAGCGCCGAAGAGGTGTTCCTCTCCCCGGATATCCGCTATGTCCGCGAGAGCATGTACCAGGTCGCCCGGCACGGCGGCTTCGCTGCGGTGATCGGCGAGAGCGGTGCAGGCAAGAGCACGCTGCGCGAAGACCTGGTCGATCGCATCCAGCGCGAGGAGCAGGCCGTCATCGTGATCCAGCCCTACGTGCTGGCCAGCGAAGGCAGCGATGCGGTGGGCAAGACCCTGCGCAGCCACCACATCGCTGAGGCGATCATGGCCGCTGTCGCACCGCTGGCCAAGCCGAAGAGCAGCCCCGAAGCCCGCTTCCGCCAACTGCACGAATCGCTGCGTGACAGCGCTCGCGCCGGTCACAGCCACGTCCTGGTGATTGAAGAGGCCCACAGCCTGCCGCTGCCGACCCTGAAGCACCTCAAGCGCTTCCGCGAGCTGAAGGACGGCCTGCGCCCGCTGCTGTCGGTGATCCTGATCGGCCAGCCCGAGCTGGGCGTGAAGCTCTCCGAACACAACCCGGAGGTGCGCGAAGTAGTACAGCGCATTGAAATCATCACGCTGCCGCCGCTGGACAACGAGCTGGGCGCCTATCTGGCGCACCGCTTCAAGCGCGCCCAGGTGTCACTGGACAAGGTGGTGGAACAGAGCGCCATCGAAGCGCTGCGCACCAAGCTGGTTCCCTCGCGCGGTGCGGGCTCGCTGCTCTACCCGCTGGCCGTCCAGAACGCGCTCACCGCTGCGATGAACCGCGCCGCTGACCTGGGCGTGCCGACCGTTACCGCTGACGTCGTTCGGGGGGTGTGAGATGCGCACGGATCTGACCATTTCGCTGAAAGCCGCCCTTGACCTTGTCGCTGACGAACGTCACCGGCAGGTCAATGAGAAGGGCTACTCCTCCGAGCACGACGACGATCACGCGCAGGAGGAACTTGCAGCAGCTGCGGCCTTCTATCTGCTCCCATCGTGGATGAACCAGGACGTTGTCAGTGTCGATGCGAACGGCGCGATGGAAATCGCCCCACTTCAGCAGTTGGTTGCCGGCAGTGCATTCAACCCCAGCGCCTGGGAAGGCCTCAGTCGACTGGAGGACGATCCAGAGGATGACGTTGAGACCCGCATTCAGAACGTCGTTCGTGGCTTGGCCCTTGGCACGGCTGAGCTGGAGCGACTGCTGCGCCTTCGCGACGAACAGGAGGGCTGCTGATATGGCGATCCGAACTGAAGGCTGGCCGGCTGTAGAAGCAATGGTGAGGGCGCCGCAGGGCGAAGTGTGGCCGTTCGCCACCCAAGCCATCCTGATTCCCTTCGAAATGCAGGACAAACCCGAGCCGATCAATTTGGACATCCTGCAGGTGGTGATCGTGCCGCGCGCCAACTGGGAGCGCATCACGGCCCATGTTCCGGCCGATGTGCTGCGACGTGAAGGGGTGGCTCATGGCTGATACCACCTCCAGCAACGGCCTGCACCACCTTCGCTGGTTTGCCGAAAGCCTGATGCGCGATGCCGAGCTCCCGGACCGTCAGGTGACGGTGATGCACCGAGACCTCTTCCGCCGCGCCGGCATCGAGTGGCGCGATGGCCAAGACCTGGTGGAACTGTTGGCCTCCCTGGACCTGCAGCAGCTACGTGGACTGATCGGTCAGCTGCGCGACGCCAATGGCGAGGAGGACTGATGGCCGTTCCGACCCTCAAGCGCTGCCGTGGCCAGATGCGCAACCGGAAGAGCCATAGCGCCCACCCCAAGCGCCGCAGGCCAGTCGGCGTGATCGCGAGCAAACCTCCGTTCCTCGAAGACGCTGTGGTGGCCACGCTGTACATGCTGGACCCGGTGACCAACTGCGAGTACGGCATTGATCTGTTGCCTGGCTATGGCATTCAGGTCACCACCTCCAGTACCAGCAACCGCTGGTATCTGGATGCAGACGGGATCGTCGACCTGGCGATCGCCGCCGGCATTGACCGGAGGGGCGGCTGACATGCAGCTGGCCCTGCTACCGCAAGAGCTGTCCCCACAGACGGTGCTTTTGCAGCTGCAGGGCCGTCGCGGCGCCGTCAACGGCATCACCGCCCGCGACCTGGTGCAGCAGATCACCTCACGTACCAGCACCGCCGACGAGCGCCGCCTGCGCCAGATCATCGAGCAGCTGCGGCGCGAGGGACACCCGATCTGCGCCCACCCGGCTCACGGTTACCACCTTGCCGCCAGTGCGGCCGAACTGGACCGCGCCTGCACCTTCTTGGTCGGGCGCGCCATGACCTCCCTGGAGCAGGTCAGCGCGATGAAGCGCGTTGCGCTCCCGGATCTGTACGGACAACTCGGGCTGGACAAGCCCGCTACCGACGAGGAATCCAACCATGAACCATGAACGTAACTCCGATGTGCTGTATGCCGCCGCGAACACTGCCCGCGAGCTGGAGAACAGCGGTATCGAGATCCTGGGCCTGCACAGCAATGGCCGTCGCGCGGTGCTGATTCTGGATCGCCCTCCCACGATGGTGGGTGGCCACCTCAAGCGCCGCCAGCCCAACGGCAGCGGCGGGCAGGACCGCGTGATGGCCGCTGAGTACCAGGGCGTGCAGCTGGAGTGGACCCAGCGTCCTCCGATGCTGCGGGAGGTGGCTCATGGCTGAGCGCGGCCAGTTCCTGGTGGTCCCTGCTGAGTGGGTGGGTGGCGACACCTTCACCGACTCGGCCAAGGCGATCGAAGACGCCCAGGCCCGCAGCAAGGTCGACGGCAAGCATCGCGCGGTGGTTTGCGTGGTCGCTCGCACCACGCCCAGCCCTGCACCGGTCATCGTGCTGACGCGTACGGAAGCCGGCATCACCCAACCGCAGGTGGTTCAGCCATGAGCGCCATCCCCAGCGTCGCAATGCAGCACGCTATCGCCCTGTCACTGGGCGCCAGCGTGGTCCGTTCTGCGGATCTGATCGACCGGGTGATGGAGCACGGCTTCCATTACCGCGGCTATGTGTCCAACGCGGTCGCCAAGGCGGTGCGGTGCGGAATGATCCTGCGCGTCGGCGAAGGGCTGGCCCGCAACTACCGCCTCAACCCCAACTGGAAGATCGACCAGGCGGCGTTGGCGGCCGCGCAGGCGCAGCGTGTGCGTGGTGCCCGGCCGGGTATGACAGGGGCGCAGAAGGCCCGATCTGCTGCCGGGGGCTACGAAGGTCCCGCCTTCGACAAAGGCCCGCTGACGCCCTCCATCGGTACCGTGTGCCAGTCCCAAGAGGATCTGGAAGGCGAGCTGCCGCCTTACCTCGGTGGTCGCCTGGTCGATTCGCTGCATAACCACTTCGATCGCATCTTCGGTGGGGTGGAGTGATGGCACGCACCGGCCGCCAGCGCTACGACCACCTGCGCGCGATGCGCTTTGCGCTGTGGGCTCGCACTCAGAACCCGCGCCAGCTTACCCCGCAGCGCATTTCCGGCCTGCTCGGCATCTCGCTGGATGCCGCCCGCCGCTGGCGCGCCGACTGGTTCACCGCCACCAGCCCTATCCACGTCGAAGGCGTCCCCGACGTCCTTCGGCCCACTCAACCGTTTGTCACCCCCGCCGCCCAAGGAGGCGCCCAATGACCCCATCCATTCCCGAAGGCTACCGCGAGGACCGTAACGGTCGGCTGGTGCCCGAGGCACAGATCAAGCCGATCGATCTGGCGCGTGACCAGCTGGTGCAGGAGAAGATCCAGCGCGCTCTGGAACTGCGCGAAGCCCTGCGCACCTTCAAGGCGGATACGTTCGCCGATATCGGCGCGTTCGTGCAGCTCAGCGGCGAGCAGTACGGCGCCAAGATCGGCGGCGACAAGGGCAACGTCAGCCTGTATTCCTACGATGGCCGCTTCAAGATCCTGCGCGCCTGCCAGGACACCATCCAGTTCGATGAGCGCCTGCAGGCCGCCAAGGCCCTCATCGATGAGTGCCTGAATGACTGGACCGAAGGCTCACGCGCCGAGCTACGCACCCTGGTCAACAGCGCCTTCAAGGTGGGTCAGGACGGCAGCATCAAGACGGCAGAGGTGCTGTCACTGCGCCGGCTGCAGTTCGATGACGCCCGCTGGCAGCGGGCAATGACCGCGATCAGTGATGCGGTGACGGTGGTGGGCAGCAAGACCTACGTGCGCTTCTACGAGCGCGATGCACGGGGTCAGTACCAGCCGATTTCCCTCGACGTGGCCGGAGTCTGACATGCCGAAGATCCGAGACACCTGCACCTTCCGCTTCGACGGCGTTCGCGGTGCACTGAATGCCAGCACCCTAGCCCTGGCCGTGGAGATCGCCGACCGGGCAGCACGGGCCGACGTGGAGATCCACGCGCCCGCCGTGAAGCTGGACGGGCTGCGCTTCTTCGATGTCACCTGCGGCAACATCCAGGGCGAAGACGCGACCGCCGCCCGCTATGCCATCCGTCAGGCAGTGCGGTACATCGAGGCGCGCGGAGACGCACTGCCCTGGCGCCTGAAGCGCCACATCTCCCAGCCGGCGCTGCTGCACTTCGAAGATCGCACCGACCCCGAGGTGGCCACCACCGGGCCACGTCATGCCTGCGTCAACTGCGACACGCCCACCGATGCGCCCGAGTCGCCCATGTGCGGCCCCTGCGCTCAGCAGGCGGTGGGTGCGATGGCTGCGACCACGGCCGAGGCGATCCGGCGAATGGACGGACTCGACTTCATCTGTGGCCTGCGCGACCCGCAGACAAAGCAGAACGTGGCCGTGGCCATCGCTCGCCAGGTCGGGCATGGCATGGCCGAGAAGTGCGAAGCCCAAGCACAGGCTGCGCTGGACGCCATTCTCAATCTGCTGCTCCATCCGCCGAGGTTGGTCTGGCAGGGAACTTGCCCCATCGACCTCTTCAATAACGGTGCCGGAAAGGAGGTGAGTCCGTGATCGCGTACTGCTGGGCCAATGGCCAGATCGGCTTCGGGACAAACGTACCGGACGGCGCCATCTTCATTGCCGAAGGGAGCAGCACGCAGCTGCGCAAGGTCATCTCAGTCGTTGCCAGGCACGGAAAGGGAGCCATGCAGGGGATGCTGGTTGTGCCGGGCGTGCCAGAGGCAGAAACGCAGCAAGCAAAGGGTGACGCGCTGGGCGCCTGGTTGGCGTGGTGCGGCCAGCATCCGCGCCGGCTGCGCTGGGGTGGCATGGCCGCCGTGAGCGTTTATCTGAAGGAGAACACCTGATGGGCCAGATCCATCTCACCCGCCCCAACTGCGAGACGCTTCTTCAGGACGCGTCCACTGAACCCGGTATGCGCGCTGTGGCAGCACTCGGGGTCGCCTTCTTCGAAGTCAACGATCAGGCCGGGAAGCTCGATGGTACCCACCGGGGCATCTGTCTGAAGTTGATCTACATGTGCCAGGAGGCCATCCACACCGCCGAGCGCGACGCCTATGAAGGCGAGGAGGACGACGATGCTGATGCGTAACTTGCTGCTCTTCCGCTTCCCGAAGGGCACCGACTTCTCCGAAGTCGAATCCGTGCTGCCGCATGGCGTTCTGGAGCCGGTTGGACCGCTCGAAATGAACTCGCGCGGCTTCATTTCCCCCTTCGGCCGCGAGGAACAGGAGCACCTGTCTTGCCGGCAGGGCAATTTCCTTTGGCTGACGGTGGGTGGCGAGGACAAGATCCTGCCCAGCGCGGTGGTCAACCGTGCGCTGGAGAGTCGTCTTCAGGTCATGGAACAGGAACAGGGCCGCCGACCAGGTGGCCGCGAGCGCAAGCGCATGAAGGACGACATCTTGCACGAGCTGCTGCCCAAGGCCTTCGTCAAGAACACTCGCCACGACGCGATCCTGGACCTGACCCACGGCTATGTGGCCGTGGACACCTCCAGCCGCAAGGTGGGCGAGGCCTTCGTGTCCGATATCCGCGGCCTGCTGGGCGGCTTCCCGGCAGTCCCGCTGAATGCTCAGGTGGCACCGCGCTCGATCCTGACCGGCTGGATTGCTGGCGAGCCACTGCCGGACGGGCTATCCCTTGGAGAGTCCGCCGAGTTGCGCGATCCGGTCGAGGGGGGCGCCAAGGTGCGCTGCAGCGACCAGGAACTGCGCAGCGACGAGATCGACAAGCACCTGGATGCCGGCAAGCAGGTCACCAAGCTGGCGCTGGTGCTAGAGGACGCGGTGTCCTTCGAGCTGGGCGATGACCTGGTGGTGCGAAAGCTGAAGTTCCTGGACGGTGCGCTCTCGCAGTTGGAGCAAGCCGACGCCGATAGCCATCGCGCCGAGTTCGACGCCCGCTTTGCCCTGCAGAGTGGCGAGATTCGCCGCCTGTTCCTGGTGCTGGAACAGGCCTTCCAGCTTTCCGATGTGGAGGTGCAACGTGGATGAGACCGTGTACGACGCGGCATGGCGGGCCTACAAGGCCGCGCCTCGTGCCGTGGCCAACGGCCCGTCACGCTCAGCCGTTCGAGCGGCGGTGGATGCGGTTCTTGGCTACCTGATGCCGCCTGGTTCGACGCCAGCGTTCTTCGCCGACCGCGAACTGCGGCGGGCAGTGCCGGCGGACCTCATGGAGATGGGCAGTGAGAGCCAGCGCGGCGGCTGGCCGGCCATGCGGGCAACCTACACGGTCCCGCTCTTCCGGTTCCCGCCAGAGCTGGCCGCGAGTAAGGGGCCGCTGATCCGTCGTGATCCGCTGACAAAGAAGTCCCAGGTGGCCACCGTCCTGAAGGATGGTGGCCGTATCGTGCCTGGCGCGCGCGAAGGGCTGTTGCAGTTGCTGGACCATGCGGGTCAGGAAGTGCCGGCATGGCAGACCGCCCTCCGGGCCGCTCAGGGCGCAAGGAGCAAGGCATGACGCGCGTTCGCAAGGCCGGCGACGGCCGTAACCGGGTGCTGGCCGCGATCCACGCCGGCGCCAAGAAGCTCGGCCTCTCCGAGGACGTCTACCGTGACCTGGTTGAGCGCGTCTCCAAGGAGCACGGGGCCGCCCAGCGAAGCGCCGGCAAGTGCGATCGCCGGCAGCTCGATGCGATTGCCAACGAGCTGCGTCGCCTGGGTGGAATTCCCGCCAAGGCGGCGTATGCGGCCAAGCGCTGGGCGGGCCGTCCCAAAGGCGAACTATCTCCGCAGCTGTCCAAGATCGAAGCCCTGCTGGCTGATTCAGGGCGTGAGTGGGAATATGCCCATTCGGTGGCCCGCCACATGTTCAAGGTAGGACGCCTGGAATGGTGCAACCCGGATCAGTTGTCCAAAGTGATTGCCGCTCTTCAGATCGATGCCAATCGCCGCGCCCGGCGGGAGGCCCCTTCGGCATGAAGTCGATGGAGGCCCGCCGCAACGAGCTCTTGGCCAATGCCGCTTCGGCGGCGGCTACGGCTGCGCGTGCGCTCGGCCTCGGCGATGACTTCGCAGAGCAGATCGGCGCGGCGGTGGCGGACACCTTGGCCGAAGACTGGGGCGGCCAGACCATCTACTTCCCCCAGGACGCCTCATTCAAGCTCAGCCCACGCGAGCGTGAGATACTGGACGCCCACCGCAATGGGGCTACCGTTCCGGGCTTGGCGAAGCGATACAGAATGTCTGAGCAAGGGATCCGCAAGCTGCTCGCCAGGGCGAACTTCCGGGATCGCAACCTCAATCAGATGAGTCTGTTCCGCACAGCACCCTGATTGCACCAGGCGCAATGGCTTTCCATGTCGATCCGCCATTGCCAGCTTTCTTCCGGGGTCTTCCGGCTAGATATCTCGCAGCCCCCCCTGATATATCTCACCCCTGAACAAGGTGTCGACCGTTGGTCGGCACACCCCCACACCAATCCCCGGCCGGCCAGGAGAGCCAGCCGGCCGGGGCACCGCTCAACGCCTTACTTGGTCTCTTCCCACTGCACCACGTCCGGCTCGGTGGCGCGGATACCGGCGGTGGACAGCAGCTTGGTGCTCGCATCCAGCGCCGCGTTCACCGACGGGTACTCCACGATCGCCTGGCCCGACGCCTTGGAGACCTTCACCACGGTGCCACCGGTGGCCGTAGCCGCGCGCTGGGCCGATGCTGCATCGGTGAAGAACACCTTGACCCGCGAGGTCGCCACCACCGGCGCTCCGTCACGGGAGACCGCCGCCGCGAACTTGCCGGCACCGGCATCAGCAGGCGCCGCCGCGGCGCCATCCAGCGAACGCTTGGTACGCGAGCTGGTGGTCGCCGCCGCCTGCGGGGTGATCGTGAACTGGCCGCCGCTGGCCTGCTTTACCGTTGCCGAGGGCGACAGCTGGAAACGCGTGCCGCCCACATCGAACGAGCGGCCGGTAGCGGACGCCTTCAGTTCCTGAGCATCCACGGTCGACAGGGTCCTAGCCGGAGGGGTCTGCCCCGAGCTCTGTGCCCAGGCAGGGAAGGTCATCGCCGCGAAGGCGAGCGTGCTCAACAGAATGGTGGTCTTCATCAT